ACTAGTTTTAGCTTTAGCTTTTTCAGCATCTTCTCTATTTTGCTGGTCTACAAACTGATTTACTTGTTGTGTAAATGGTTTATTTTGTGCGGCAAAACTTGCAAAACGGTTACGTTCCCGTTCTTTTTCTGTTTCGTCAGGCATACCTGTTGTTGGTACAGGAGTATCTGATCCAAGTGGTGTGTTATAACCAACTGTAGGAGTTTGGTTTGGTGTCATAGAATAGCTACGGAACCTAGCAGCTTGGCTTTCTAATGGTTCGTTTACAAAATTACTTACACCACGAGCAAATGGTTTTCCAATATTGCGCTGATACATATCATATATATCATAGTTTTTTGGGGTAGTAAGGGCATTATATAAGTTTGAACCTAAATTTTTAACGCCTTCTGTAACACCACGGCTACGCTGTAAGTATTCGTTATCTTTTAAAGAGTCATCAGTTACCTGGCTCTTATCAGGTCCTGTTCCATCATAGCTTTTAACATCACCACCTGTAGCTAAACCAACAATACCACCCTCCGCCATACTAGCAATTCTAGTAGCATATTGACGAGTTTCATTAGGAACAAAACCTTGACGATTACCTGCTATCCATTTATCTACGTTGCCAGGACCCCAGTTGTAAGCCATAGCAGCATCTTGTTCATTGCCATAACGGCGTAACATAGCATTAGCGTAATCAATTCCAACTCGTTTCATTTCAGCAACGCTATTATCTTGAGCTGGTTTAACACCAAACCCAGGGTCACGTAAAGTACCAGCCATAGTCTGCATGCTGCCCATAGCGCCTTTAGGCGAAGTTAAAATATTACCTTTTTCATCATAGTCACGACCACGACTTTCTAAATGCTGAATCTTATCAACAAAACCTTTAGAACCGCCAGCAGGAATTGGCTCTTTATATTTTATACCCGTACCAGCATTTTTAATACCAGTAGAAACACCCGCATAAGCTTCAGGATTATCTAGTATGTCTTCGGTTAGCGCATCGCTCTCAGCTTCGCTTTGTGCTAGCATTTGGGCTAATCGTGATTGATGCTCCATATCAGCGTAGTATTCTTCGTTGTCTTCGTCTTCAAATGGGTCATACTCATCATCAACTAAATCACCGCCAGCAAAAGCAACGATACCGCCGCTAGCCATATTTTGAGTTGGGAGATTACTTTGCGCTGCATCAATGCCTGCTACCATTTCACGGGGAGGCATAGGGTTTTGTGGTGGTACTTGTGTAGGGATTGGAGGGCGCTCTGAATAAGCCATCTGTTGTGGATGAGTTAATGCTTCGGCTTTTTGATCTACTTGTTGTACTACTGTTGAGTTTGGTGCACCGCCTGCAAAAGCCTTAGCTTGTTCCGCATCTTGAACAAGTTTATTAATCATGCCCCAGCCAATAAAACCAGGGATAGTACCAGCAGCTACAGATTGTTTAATAGCATCAACAGATTTAAGTTTGTCGGCTGTAGCTATATTCCCTAATAAAGAATCAACGCTCATTTTCTACCTTTCGATGCCTTATCTAAAGCCAAGCTAACAATACCGCCAGAAGCAAAGTTTAAAGTGTCTGGAGTAACGGGGTTTTGCATAACACTACTTTGCCCTAGATTTCCATAAGACGCATCTTGATTTCCGGGAGAGCCCCACACTTCTCCAGTTTGAGCGCCGTTATTTTCTTGAGCTGGATACGGATTACTACCACTAGTAAATGGATTTTTAAGGTCGTTAAACATGCCCATCTTATTAGCTAAAAGACCTAAAGTACCAGCGGTACCCAATAATCCAGTAGTTTGAGATAGTGCATTAGGAGGTGCCTGCCAACCCTGTTGTGTTTGGTTACTATATGGAAGGTTAGACATCATATTTTTCTGGAACTCTAAAAGCTGCGCTGGTAAGTTATATTGTTGTAAACCAAGTTGGTTCTGTGCATTAACGATTCCTAGATTAGCTTGGTTTTGACCCGCGCCTAATTGACCAAGAGTTTGAGCACCTTGAATAGCAGATTGAGCACCTTGTAAACCTAAACCAGCACCGTACTGTTGCGCTTGAGTAGCGGCATTAAATGCGTTGTTATATCCTTGACCAATAGCAGATTGACGAGCTAGATCATAATTTTGCGCGTTTAATCCTTGGGCTAGTGCTTCTCTATTACCCCCAAAAGCGCCTTTACCAACTGCATTAGCCGCAATATTTTGACCACCTAAAGCTTGTTGTTGGTTTAAAAGACTAAGTTGTGGAGCAAGTGACTGCTGAATATAGGGGTTCATGTAGGCTTGAATCGCATTTGGATTCGTAGCCATGTTTGCATAGTTTTGTCCAGCGCCTAATGCTTGAGTAACACCTTGCTGCGCAGCTTCCGTACCTTGCTCAAATTGTCCTGGAGTCTGTAAATTAGCGGCGCCTGTATAGGATTGCTGCATTAAAGCATTGGGGGTAGAGCCCTGATTAACTAGGTTTTGAGCGCCTGTTAAATAATTATTAATATACGGCTGCGCCCAGCTAGCTACAGAGCTATTAGTCGTGCCTTGTGAGGTTGGGCCCGATGGTAATGAGGCCGCGTCAAAAATTCCCATGATTATCCTTTTGGTAAGAATTTATCTGGATTAATCCGCTTACCCTGTTTAGGGTTGCCTGTACGAGCTCTACGAATCCTATCCATCATTTTATACAATTGCTTAGCACCCGCATCTGTAGACCCATTACCTAAATGAGACACTACGTCAGCAGGTATTACAAATTCTCCGTCAGCCAAACGCGCTGGCTGGTGATGCCCTATTTTAGCAGGTATGTTATCCGACATGCCATCCCCAGGACCCTTAAGTAACTGGCCTCCGTCAGAGTATGAACCTAAACTAGCTATACCGCCACCAGCCATAAGTCCACCTTGGGCAGCCATCAAAGTACCAACGTTTTTAACGGCATTAACATCGGCACCTATATTTTGACCACCACTTTCAGCTACTTTATATAGGTTATTTGCTGTTTGAACACCTTTTATGCCTTGAGCTATGCTAGGATCTACACCATTCAAACTACCGCCAACTGCTCCAGTAGCACCGCCCAAAAGAACACCTTTGCCAATATCTTGACCAGTAATACCAGCAGTCGCGCCGCCTACAGTTGCACCAGTCAAAGCACCAGCACCAACAGCGCCAAGTTCAGGCATAGCTGCAAGTACTTCGGGTCCTAACACCGCTGATAATGCTAGAGGAGCCGCTATTTTTACTAAGTCACCAATTCCACTACCACTGTTCGCGGCTTCTTGTGCTATACGGTTTTGGTTTGTAATATTAGCAGATTGATTACTTTGGGCTAATATCTGGCTAATTTCTTGATCAGAAAGACCAGCAGCCTTAGCTTGGGCAATAGTATCTTGTATTTGTGGCTGCAAAGCAGCATTTCTTTCTGAAGTATTCTGACCTACTTGCCAGCCTTCTTGTCCGCCTAAAAATCCAAGCTGCTTTCTATACCATTCTTGAGGATCTTGCTCTTTAGTAGCAGCAAATTGTTTCCATATATCATCGTAGTTCTGGTTGTATCTGTAAGCTTGATTTAGTTGATCTGCTAATTCCGCCATTGTTGGAGGTCTTTTAGGTGCGGAATCTGTTACTGCACTACCATCTTCGCCATCAAAACGGGGTATAGAAGTTATTCCACCTGCAGCAAAAGGTTTGTCTGGTAGTCCTGTATAGGCATTTGTAGGAGCGTCGTAATCTGAACGAATTGTTTCTGCGCTAGTAGGCATCTGACTTGGAACTGCGTACTGGGTTTTATCCATCTGGCTTTGTGGGAACATAGCATTTCTAGCCAACCGATCACTTCCGGCTAGGCCATCGCTTTGCATATCTTGTTGTAAAACGGGACTCATACCCATATATGGCCTTTTAAGACGAATTTAGTTGATTTTATCACGATACCTTTACCTTTAAAACATTTGCGTTGCCAGTATCTACATATACGTCGCCTATTCTTAGGTCGGCTAAATCAACTTGCGTAGGCAAACTTAATACCCTAGTATTACCAGAAGCGTTGGCTTGGCTAAAATTAAGGGCAGATATAATCCTATTTACCCCATTTATGGTGTTTCTTTGGGTAGCCATAGCGGACGGTCCAGCATTATCTAGCTGGGCAAAATACAAACGCAAGACGTTATTAAGCTGGTCTTGGTATTGCTGGCTGTATTCAACAGGGGCAATAGGTAAGTTGGGGGAGGTTGTTGTTCCTGTGCTCATCGTCTTCCATCATTTTTAATGTCTAGTCTAGGTGTACCAAGCTGCCAAGCCACACCTAAACCGTCTGAACTAATCCTAAATGCCATCTGCCTGCCACGCAATCTTGTATAAACTATACCTGTAAACTGCTGAACCGTATACTCTGGAACCGTTGTATAGTTTTGAGAGCTTGTTACCACAGGCATATCGGCATCGCCGTATGAAGTACCAGAGTTGTATCTTGGATAAATCGACATGGTTACGCTTGGAGTATTGACACTTGACCCGTTAAAGTTCACGTCTGGCAGTATTCTCCATACAAAACCAAAGTTATGCCCATCCCCAATATCAAAATCAGAAGACTGCACATACGAAACAATTGGCGCAACGGTCAAACCAGAAGCATCATCATTACCGACTTCGTGGTATAAAATCTTACCCATCGGGTTTCCAACAGCATCAGCCCCAGAAATGAATGCGCCCATAGGGTTTTGGCGAATACCAGAATCTAACCATGCTGTGCGGTTAATTGTGCCGTAATACCATACACGGTCTAGGTAGTTATAGATAACATACTTGTCCACAACAGTAGAGTTAGTAGAGCAGTAGAACCACCAGATTTCGTTAAAGCCTTCATTACCCCCGCAGGTAACTTGCCATGCTTGGTCTTTATTAATATCGGCAAAAATGTATTGACGTAAAGCGCAAGGTAGGGTTTCCACACGACCAGAATACATGTAGAACTTATCCGTACCCATCCAGTAGGTAACGTTGTTAATTGTAATAGCGCAATCAGGAGACATAATGGAAATGTTGTCCATCAAAATCTGAAAGCCCCAAACGTAGGGAGGTCCTAAGTATTGCTGTGAATAAATAGCCGAGTCAGTCCAAACCAGAATCTCCTGACGGGTTGCACGGGCAGTTACAATATAAGAGCCGTTAGATAGTCGTTGTTCACCTGATTGGTTTGTATATGCTGGCACCCATTGGTATGGGTTTTCTTGGTCTGACCAACGTACAAGCATTGGGTCAAAAACAGTATTTGAGTTTGTAGGATCGTAGCTGTTTGCGCCATAAGCAATAACAAAGCGCTGGATAGCGGAAGAAATAACTTGGTTTGTAGTTTTAGGAACCCATACACCAGAACCAGAAGAAGCTACGTTAGCTAAGTCACTTAGATACTGCGCACGATTACCAACGCCGTTTGCTGCAACCCAATAGAAAATAGGACCACCACGAGGCGCAATAATTAAATCTTGTCCGTAGTTATC